TAAAATTCAAGTTTGCCATATCTTCTATGTGTTTATATGTTTGTTTCCTATATCAACTCCCAACCTTTCCTTACCTCATCCATGTTTGCAGGAACACCATTCTCAACATAACTCATTGCAGCCACCACCGCAATAAGTTGTTCCCGGTTGTTTCTGTTCAGAATTGTATGACGAGATATGCCTGAACGCTTTTCGACTGTGGCAATATACACTTCAGTATTGTTCTCACATGGCGGTGCCCATCGCATAATAACATCTTCAAGTTCATTGGCCGTGCCGTCTTTGTCAGTATCATACTTATTAAGAATATAAGTTTGAAGAGTTTTAAAAGCAGCACGATAACCGTATGCCATAGTTTTAAACTGAAAGAAACTTTTATCTGTCTGTGTTGCAGACAACCCCTGCCATTTCGTATTATTTCTCCGTATATTTAACGGATTATTATTCCGTAGTCCCCGTGTCATTTTTATCCTCCTTTTCTTTTTGTGTTTCAAACAATATTTGTGCGGCCAGTCGTGCTATATCGTCCTTATTCTCAATGATTATACTCATGGTCTTTTCCGCTTTCCGAAGCTCGGCCTTTTCCCATGATTTCTCACGTACCGATTTGAACTCACAGAAAACGCAATAAACCGCCCATAACATAGCGAATACTGGAAATGGAATGACGATGCAACATATAAGGTCAATCATAACCAGTGTCAGAAACGGATTAAAATATTTCTTCGCTTTTGTCGCTGTCATTTTGTACTTCTTCGAGGTACGAAGTTCCCCACGCTGTTTGGCCTTCTGAATCCCCGAAATAAAATCTATCCCCATTGCGATTATGATAGCTGTCATACTTACCGCTATCAAAACCAAATGTAAAAACAAATGGTCGTGAATGAATGTTTCAATAATGTCGTTCATATCCTTTTGTGTTTGCGTTTATTATTTTTATTCCAATAGTAATTTGTTGATAGCATCAATAAAGGCTGGGGAACATAAACTTGCGTATTCCTTAATCATATTACACTCTTCATCGTTATACTCAATTTCTCCATTGGAGTTGAATATTTTAAATGCGAGGGCATGAGCCTCTATTCCCCTGCCAAGTTGATAAATGATATTGGCAAAATCCTTCTTGTAGTTCTCAACGGAACATCTCGTCTTATCAATATCAACAAATATCTCAATTCTTTCAAAATTTATCCTTTTCATAATCACTTCCAATCATTATCATTTGAAGCACCGAACATCAGTCCTCTTCCCAACCAGTCAGAGTTCGGTGACGGATACATAAAATCCACCAACTGCATACAATGGTGCATGGAACCGCCATTCAATGTTTGCTTTGTTCCATTCGCATATATCTGAACATTATTATAATTGTCATTTGCATTAACCACGAATATCCTTTGGGTGACGGCAAGACTCAAAAGATAACGGTAGGTTACATTCGATGTTATTCTAAATATAACCGTATCAACTGGAAAACCCGAAGTTTCACCGTTATAATCGTATCTTGGCGAATAGCAAGGAACTGTATAATAAGTTTCGTTAGCAGAGGAAGTCCCGGAAGTCAAAGGTATATAAGTACCGGTTTTATCAGCACCTTTTGTGTACACATAGGCATAGGAGCCGTAAACTACCATAATGCTTCTTTCCCTTGCGCCAAACACGCCTCTACACCATAAGTCAGAAGTGTAGAAACGTAATGACCGGTTATCCTTAGTACCTTGATGATACATATCACCATCAAACCACATTCTTCCATCACTTCCAAAGCTGATTCCTCCAACCGCATCACCAGCAGCATTCACGCAATTCAACCTTGTAAAAGAGCCTGATACACCTTTCAATGTACCTTCAAAAGTGCTGTCACCTGAAATAACCGCACCAGCCGCATAGAGTTTCCCTGCTATACTCACCTTATATGGCGCATCAGTCGGTGTTGTAGCTCCAACCCATAACGGATAGTCACCACCAACAAGACCTGCTGCAACCGTTTTATTATCGCCCTTCATTATCAAAAGCTGATTACCCTGCATGAACCGTAGAATAGCATTTTGAGCCATGATAAGCGGAGTGTACACTGGCACCAAAGAATTAAACTTCTGCCAATAAGTTGTATTTGTCACCGGAATGGAATCACTGGACGTATGAGTTTTCAGACATTTATACGCATTAAACGTATTAGCACCGGTAGTCACAATTGCAATATCCAAGTACCGGGTACCGGAAGTCAAAGCCTCGTCATTGCGATACTCTATGCCTTTAGCCCATTCGGATTGCCGGAGAATACAGCCTTGCAGCCCGTTTTTCCCCGGTTCCCCATTAGTACCGTCAATTCCATTTTTGGCCTTTCTTCGTATTAATATATGCCCTTGCGCCTCCATACCGGATTACTTCAATTTTGCTAATACTTCTTTTGCGATCTCCTTAGCCTTGATACGATAACTCTGATAATCAGTGTATTCTTTCAGATATTCGGCACGCTTACCTTCGTCAAGTTCCGAAGCCATATCACGTGCCATTTCCAAGTTGGCGAAAATGGCATCACGTTTATTCGCATCATAACGTTCCATGATAATGGCACTTACAATACTGTCATAATCATGTTCCCCTTCAACATCCACGTTTTCACAGACATACTGGTCTTCAACCACCACATCTTCCGAACCGGCCTTTTGAACAGCTTCTCTTCTCTCAAAGTCGAAGTAAATGCGTAGCAACGCACCTTCAACTACAAATTCAATACCAGTCGGCAGTTCTCCTACAAGAGTTCCATAACTTTTCATAAATTACCTCCATTTTTATAATTATTCTTCAAAATAATAAGCACTCTTCCCGTCACCTAACGAACGCCGCTTGACAATCACATTTTCCACTGGAAAAATCTTCTGACCGTTATTCTCCGCTTCGCGAGCCTGATCCAACACATCTTTCAGATTGTAACAGTTCGTTATGAATTTGCTACGTTGTCCGTTCTGTTCAAAAAGAACACAATATCTACCTTCACCTTGCTTTGTCTTCACATTCGTTTCAAAGTCCACCACTGTTATAGGGACATTGAGAATATCCATCAATCTTGTCTCTTTTACATCGAAGAACTTCTTTCCGTCCTTTGTTCTACCACTCTGTTTGATACCTTTATCTGCAAAACTCATATCATTATTTGTTATTGTTCTCCATAAATTCTTACAATCTCCCCACTTACACCAGCCCCAGTATGAAGCTCGTATCTCGCGGTTACGTTTCCGGCTTTTTATTCGTTTCACCTTTCGGGCAAAGTTCTTTTTCATATTTTTACGCATCCGAACATTATCTTTCGTGAAGCAATAGCCCAAAAAGTTAATCCTTCTTCCTCTTACTACGTTTTCGCTTTCTATGCTTTTTGTTCCCATTTTTTGTTTCTGTTCCTATCGGAGCAATACAACTGTTTGCTTTAACTACCAACCCAACTTTTGCACTTTCCCGTTCATACGCACGAATAAGAAACAACGCTTCGGCCTTAGAACGAGCCAGCATAACATTATCATCGCAATATCTATGCAGGCATTTGACACGATATTTCTCCTTCATTGTATGATCTATCCGGCTTGCCGCAAAATTCCCGATAGGTTGGCTTGTAAATGCTCCAATCGGAACACCTCTTCTTCCGTTCAACTTCATTCTCCAATACGTCAACTAACTCTGTTCCGCTGTCATACGATAAAACAGCTATCTCGATCAATTTAATAAATCGTTCATCTTTGAATTTCCTTCTCAATGCAGCAACAATAAGCTCATGAAGAATACTTTGATAGAACTTTTTGAAATCAGTCTTTACGAACCATTTGTATTCCGGGTACCGGTGAAGAAAACGTTTCATTCTCCTTACTCCAAAATGTAATCCCTTTCCCTTGATACACGCACTTGTATCATAAATCAAATTTCTATAAACATCTTCTTCAATCACCCTCATAATTGCATGGTGCAATATACGCCACGGGAAATATTTCTGTTTGACAATATCTCGAACCTTTCCTGCATCACTTTTTACTCTCATTACGCTATAATCCGGTGCCGGAAAATCCAATGTCAGGATCATCAACTGCAAAGCTCGGAGGTCTTCTTCCGGGTGTAGATTATGCCGCCTGATAAAGCGGTTTTTCTTAACCTTCCCATCTTGTGCTTCTTTGTCCGCTTCACGTAAATTATTTATCTCTGCTATACGTTCAAGAATATACCCGGCTCTTTTAGATTTCTTTCCACCGTTTGCTTCTATCCGTTTATTGTCAGCCTCTATCCTTTCCGCTATAATTCTATCAATTTCATTATGCGATAGACTCTTCCAATCAATATCACTTCTTCCAATATTCACTGCTGCTTTGTTTTAAAATTTACACCATACTTCCAATTTTGTCTTGTTCAGACTATTTTAATTATTCCGATAACTGCAAGCTGTTTTTACTTGCTTGAATAATTCGCCCGGAGCTTTCGAGAACCAACCTACTAACACCGCTTGTTGCCTTTCGCAAATTGGGCAACCTTTCCGCATTCTTGATTTTCTGACATCGTAACCAATTGATTACTACGTTGCAACGATATAAATCCTGCAAGGTCATGGCTCGGAGAACTCGCAGATTACTCTACGATAAATAAGTATGGCGAGAGCCGATATTCGCATTCGAGTTCGACCAATCGTTATTCGAGTTCGCATAAGCGAGGCCGCAATTCGCACCGTTATTCGCATTACCGCCCCAAAGAACCAGCTCTTGTTCCCCTCTGCCAACCGTCCACGCCTTTCGGCTTTCGTCCCGTTATCCGTTGCCGTAAAACGAGAAGGTGGACGGGTTTTAATTAATTGAAATTCAAAGAACTAATATTTCAAAATCTATTATGCAGCCATCAAAGATGCACCGCTAACAAATGTTAAATTCCCAAAATACGCAAGGCGAGAGCCGACAGACGCACTCGAGTACGACCAAGCGATAAACGAGTACGCAGAAGCGAGGCCGCAAACCGCACCGCCATGCGCACCACCGCCCCAAAGAACCAGCTGCCCAGTAGTGTTTGCCCATGAATAATCAGCCCAATAAGAAGTGCTGTTTCCACCAATCTTTTTCGGGAAAATATCAAAATGCTCCCCAAGAATTATTTCCTGCACTTGACCGGAAGCTGTCTGACGGGTAGCTTGTCTGTATTCACCATTTGGATGCGCAGCTAATTCAGCAGTAGTCGGTAAACGGTTTCCTTTGTAAATGAAAATTTCCGTTCCACTTTGAGCACTATTGTTGGAACTACCGCAAAATACTCCTTGCAGAAATTCCCACTGCCACCCATAAGGATCTTCTATACCCATCATGTTCACCCGTGAACAATCCACTCCAGTATTACTTCCATTCACCACAGAAATAGCTATTTTGCCCCAATTGTCACCGAGACTCTTTGTTGCGCCAGTTTGCAATGCTGCCGCAGCAGCCCACAAGTCTTTACTGGAGCTACCACCCACACCATAACCAAGTTTGGCTTGAATATTGGTATCTCCGTACTGGGACAGCCCCAACATCATAATAAGCTTTCTCTGATCGTAATCGGTCAGTCCCCATTCCTTACCGTTCACTTGTGCAGCATTCCAAAATGCGTTGATTGTCTTGCTGCCTGCCGGTGCAACTCCTGAACGTGAAACAAGTGCGCTACCTGACATGGAGCCTTTGTATGCACCGATACAGTTATACATTCCACCATTTGCCCCACCAATAAACTCACCGCCAATAGGTAGCATCGAGAGCCATAAGACTGGTACACCACTTACACTGTCAGTCTGTACACGATAATACAAACGTGGCCCTATCCACATCACATGCCCTTTGGTTTCATCCACCGCAGTACCATCAGCAAACACCGCACTATTGGTAGGGGACATTTTAGCAGCCCTTCCATCATTCGTTACGAGATAACGGCCACAATACAACTTGTATTCTGTCCATGCGGCTGTATTACCTATCACACCATAGTTCGTGCTACTTTGGGTTGATTGTTTGATTGGAATCCCCCAAGCCACCTGCCTCAACATTTGTTCGTCACCATTATTAATAGCATTCATGAAGTTTTCCACGGTAATGCGTCTGACACTACCACCAACTTCCACCAATACTGTATTGGAACGCAGAATGGAGGTCACCAATGTTTCATTTCCTAATCCTTTAGTTGCCATAATATTATTTTGTTTTTATGTTAATTAAAATGACATTCTGCCAAAACATCAACATCATATTGAGTCCCGTTTCTGTCAGTTTCCGTTGTTGTTACAGATATAGAATTTGTTGTAGAATGTTTCAAACTCTTCCAGTTTTCCTTATCCATCACATCCATAGTCCACGATGCGGAAGTAGGAGTATAAGTTGACCCCGTAGTCATATTTACAATCTTGGCACTTACTGTAACGGGTTGTCCGGTATCAACCTCTTTGTTGGAAGAAGTTATATAACATACAATTTGAAATTCATCTGCCGTATCAATGATACGTACCCCGGCACGTGCTATCGGTTGTGAAGCACTTGAAGACTGATAAACTTCTGCTATGAATAACTGGGTACCGTCCACATCACCACGGGTAACAGTTACACTTTTCTGTCCGTTCTTATCAGTCCAAGCCGCCGTGTCCTTATACCATTTTATATAGTAATCGGTAATGGCATTGGCACCGGCATACAGCTTGGTAGTCAGAGTACAACTTGTTACTTTGCTTGTTAACTGTTCGGTACTTGCAAGAATAGCAAGATAGTAAGAGCTGGCTCCCATATTCTGAATGGCAATAGGCAGTTCCCCGGTCAAATTATACTCAACACCTGCCGTAGAAGCGACACATGAATAAGTCAATGTATCTCCTGCAATATTCGTTTTGCTTGCCAAGTTTCCGACAATTTTAATGGCACCGGTACTGGTATTCAAAGAGAATTTGCCCGTACTGTCTTTTTTCCAACCTCCACTTTCCGCACCGTTAAAATTTAAAGCCACTCCATTGTAAGCCCAACTATGACCAGACAAACTGACCGCCAACCCACGTGCCGAAGTTACTTTGGGTGTCCGTACCGGCTGATTCGCAGCTATACTCCAATCAGGAGAGACAGCCCCACTTTCTTCATCTACGGCCTGAAACAATGGAATGCCATTATTTTCAAAAGTCAGCATCAGGCTGTCATTGGAACGAAGACGTTTAATCGTGATGCTATTTTGGGCACTATAATTTTCTGCCATATTCCCAACCTCCTTCTGATATAATTTGATTCATGCTTGTATTAGTATAAACGATACCGTCCAACAACAGTATTCTATCTTCCAGTTCTCCATCAAGAGAAGGCAGGCACATTACCTCCTTTTCATTCAAGATGATGGATTCTCCCTTTACCAAGTGCCCCAACAACAGAACCCCGGCATCCAAAGCCTTTTCCTTATTTGCTACAACATACCTCATATCAATTATTTATATATATGTTCCCGTTACTGTCCGTATATTCATTTGTCCCATCAGTCAATACAGAGAAAGCCTTTTTTTGCTCGGCCTTAATGTACACGTCCAACCAATCGTCAAGATAAGTTTCACCAATACCGGTTCCATCCAACATTATCACAGTTTTTTCCCCCTCCTGCCATTGTACCCCGGTCTTATTTGCACTGTCCGTAAACCATACCATGCGGATAATCGGTGCCGGTATCGGCACAATTTCTCCATTCCACTGTACCATAGCTATATTCCTATGCAGGATTTCATCAGGATTGATGGAAGCCTGACTTGCCGGTATGCACGTAAATTTTGGATAAACACGATTGACGGAGAATTGCTGTCTTGCAACCTCCTTTCCACCAACCTTCACCAACAGCAAGTAATCCCCCTTCTCGACCAAACGCAAGTCCATTATCAGGCTGGTTAAGGAAAAAGCCACTATTTCATGGTTTGCGGTAGTCAGCATTGTTTGACTTGATATGCTGTTCACCTGATAAAGTTCAATTGTATATCCGGTAGTTATTTTATTCACTCCCTTTGTTACCATAAGTGGAATGGTGCGCTCGTATGAATTTTCATCCAAAGCTGCATTCCTATTGGCCGTAGATGCGGAAATCAAATTGTTGGCTACCTTGTAATCATACAACAAAAGCTTGTCAAGAAATGGATTGTACTGGATTATCTGACTATCCCCAATAGACAAACCGTAGGTATCTTCACTCTTATCTACCGTTGTCAACATGATAGAGTCAGTCTTAACGGGAATATTCACCCCAAGCCGGGTATCAGCTATCAGACCTTCAAAATACAACTCAAAACTTTCACCCGGAGCCACATTTCTGCTTATGGTAATGGCACCGCGTGTATCTCCAACCGTATCTATACTGTACTTCCCATTCCATGAACTGATTGCAGAAATATTCTCTCCATTAGCAAACCAGTTCATTTCTGCCAACAAAGAATTAACATAAGGCATATCCCAGCTACCGTCAGCGGCATTCGCTATGACTTCCGGTAAAATCACCAGTGGAGTAACCCCACGGTCAGGATCATATTCATTTGCCACCGGATTATAGACCTGATTGGCCGGACTGTTCGGTGTCATTATCTTCAAGCTTACTGCAATCGTAAGCGGTTGAAACTCTTTTCTGATTCTTTTCTTTTCACTCTCTATCATATCGTCACAATTGCTTCTACTGATGCAGTATCATTTGTTGCCGTTATGGTAAACAAGGTACTTACCACTGTTACTGAATTATTTCCTAAATCACTAATTTCCTTTGTGTTATGTATCGTTATTGAACCGTTGAAATCCTTATGCTTGATATTCCAAGCTTCATCATCGGCGGTATCTCCACTATCCCTTCGGATAGCCCATTGTCTAACTGTGTCTGTAATATCCTCCCAACCTTTAAAGACCTTGCAAGTAATTTCCATTGATTCACCATAAGCAAGAAAATTGTCACCTTGCGTATCAATCTCAATGCGTACCGGTGCATCTATCTGTAACTGTTCGATTGTGCCGGTCATATAAATGTTATTCAGATAAGCAGAATAACCGGTCATATCCAACCCGAAGATGTTGAGATTGCTCAAATCCCCATCCTGCATTGCAACCATACTCTTTGTAAACTCCCAGTCATTTACCCCTACCAAGAAACGGCGGTATGTCCTCGTCTCATAAGCGGAAGTCTGGCGTTCCTTGTTTGTAAAGTTGCCATAAGCGACAAAATGCAAAGCCTCACACGGATGGAAAGAATATTGCCAACGATCAGAAACACCACGAAGCACATAGCGAAACCTTTTGTTTGTTCCGGCATCCAATATTTCTGTAATACGAAAATAGATTGTACAGAAACCGGCAAACATACGGTTGCCACGGCTATCATCTATATCAGATACCGCATTATTCCCCGGCGTTTCATAGTCATGGAAATACCCCATGCAAATATCATCCACAGCCACAGCACCTATTTCACCGTCTTGTAATTTCAAACTTATTGTCCCGGAACGTAGCAAGTTACCATCAGCATCATAATCAGGCTCAACACTCTCTATAATTCCAGCACCGGGAGAACGCCATTTGTCACCAAGCACAATTTCAGCACGGTTAAAACGCAATTCCGGCACCTCTAAAAACCTGCGTAACGTGAGGCTTTCCATATACCCACGTCCCATGCTGTCTATTTTCGCCCCAAAGCCGGTCAAACCCTCTGCAAAACCGCTTGCACCAAAGATAGCACCGGCTAAGAAGCCGATAAGCCCAGCTGCCGTATCATTGTGGGTGCGCGAAAGAAAAAGCTGATTGCCCAGTGAACGGATGATAGACTGTATCTGTTGGGTATTCAAGCCACCGGTTCCCTGCCCACCACCTGCAATAGAGTCTATCTGATTTTGGATTTTTTCAAGCGATCCAACAGCCTTTTCCTCCCGAAGTGTCATAGTGTACTTCGGTATCATATCTTCTCCCTCTTTGATAATAAGGGTATCAATAATGATGCTGCCTTCAATACCAAGATCGCTATCAGTGAATAGCATCAAGTCCCCTTCTTTCAAAGTATCATGTATGCTTGCTTCCCCCCTTGCAACAGCCTCATCATGTTGGCGTGCCATGAAAATATCATCCACCTTCGGTTCATACGAATAGCGCACATAGTCATTCTTTGCAAGATATTTTTTCGCGGTAGCAAGCAACCGTTGTGAAGCGGCCTGAATATAAACGTCCGGCATATCAATATAAAGCAGGACAAACTTGTCACCGGACTTTATATTGTAATCCTTGTATGGGAAATATAATTTCAGACTTTCATCATATACACGGTTACAAGTCAGCACATATTTATTGCCCTTCTTCTCACATTTGGTTATTTCAAAATCCCGGCCACCACACATGCCGTTTTTCATGCTAATGGTGGCTGTTTCAGAAGTCAGGTAATCGTTTATATTGAAACCAACATCTTTTAGCGTTATTGTAAAAGGTGGGACATCTTCACCTTCCTTCAGGCTATCCATTGTACCATCATCTGTCAGTTGTTCGGCATCAGCCACTTCGTCAAGATTGCCATTATCCCCGGCATCCAATGATACATAAATACCTGCATCTTTCAACTGTTCGGCGGTCATACCTTCCATTGAAGGACATATTTCCTCCAAACCACCGGTACCGTCAAAATAAACACTCCCTTCCCGAATGCCAAGCACAGCAATATTCTTACTGTCAATATATGGATCAAGCGTTGTCTTAGGAAAATCAGGTAACATCAGATTTTCCACGGCCATGTTATTCGGCAAATAATTGGTAAGAGAACTGTTTGAGAGCTTATTATAATACCGGTTAGGCATATTTCTTGTACTACCGTATGCACGCAATCGCGTAATAATCTGTTGATCCGCATCGGCTGTACGTTGAATTTCGTACAAACCGTTTCCACGTCCATACTTGAAAATATTGCCCACAGCAATACCGGCAGTACCGATTGTTATTGTTCGGCCACGAATAACAAAGTTCGCACCAAATTTTGAATTGAACAACTCCAATGCACCCCATACCTTTATATTGTTCACATCAATGTTTACATTGGTAGTGCTCACATATTCAGGGTGTACGGCAACCGTCCATTTTTGTGCTCCGGTATATATACGGTCAAGATTTACTTGAACACGGTCTGCCAAATCTTGTATAGACGAAGCGAAGAAACTGAACTTAGGCAAAGAAGTGAAGTGTATCTGATTATCACTTTTCACATAATCAAGAAAATCACATCGCGTCAATTCATCTCCCGGCCAGTTGAACTTTACGTTATCATAGACAAACGCTTCTCCCGAAGTTTTTCTTGCCGCCTTTTTTAATGCCGTAGGATCATAGTTTATCTCAAACTTCTCACCACGGTACATAACATAGTCACCTATCTCAAAAAGAATGGGTACGGCACTTTTCAGAGTGCTTGTCACAAAACATGCACCCATCCATGTACCATTATACTCCAAACCTTTCAGTGTACAACGTACCGTATTGCCAGTTTTATCATAAACCTTCCATGCCATACAGCTATACTTTTTCAACCAATGCAACTATCTTTGTCGGTTCCGCAACACTATACGAGGGGATTATTTGAGTTCGAGGATCAGTTACTCTGAATTTTACCGGGAAGGTCAAGACTTCATCCATATTGGACTTATTAAATTCAAAATCTCCAACCTCCAGTAAGTAAAGTCCTTGCCGCCCGATACCCGTGTGCGAGTTATATATTTTCAAGGTGGCACCGTCACCATTTTCTCCCGTGAGATAGTTTTGAAAGGCCATAATTTTATCGTATGCAGTACCCAAATCTCCCTTATAGCACATCTCGGCTTCCAAGTCGTATGCCTTTAATAGCAGCTTATCGGGTATGTAAGTATCTTCACCGTCTTCATCCGGCCAATCCCGTTTGGGTAAATCTTTCGTTTCCCCACCCGGCTTGAACGGAAATTCTGTGCACACAATTCCAAAATGCGCCAAGCTGTCTTTGACTGGAGCATTCTCGGTAGTTTTCTGCATCAAAATAGAATACGGTTCGTTCATATACATATATTAAAAAAGAGCTTGCCGCAGAGATATTTAGTCTCCACAACAAGCTCTATGGCCTTATACTTTAATCTTATTTCAACGCAAATATAATTGTATTTTCTATATAATCATAGAAAATAATGCCATAAAAGCATTTTTTAGTAGATTATTATACTCAACCCCTAACTTGCTTCCACGTGTATGTTGAAAAACATAAAAAATATCATTTGTCATAATTTTATTTATTAATACTTTTGCATTTAATTATAAAAGAGGTTATTATATGTTAGGAGTTTTAGTTTGGATAGTAGTGATTCTTCTGATCTGCTTTAGTGTTTTCGGAGGGCCATGTCTATTACCACTATACGTACTTTTTGTGGTGGTGGTAGGTTTTTATTTTGGTGTAAAATATTTAGATATATGATAGAAAAGGAACAAAAAGCTAAAAGAGTGTATCATCGAACAAAACCTGCGAGTAAAAGTAAGGTTCGGGCTATCAGATTTGATTTAGACTTGGTAGAGTTTATAAATCTACAACCAAACGTAAGTCTATTTATAAATGACCTTATTCGGAGAGAAAAAGAAAAAATAGAAAGAATGAAAGCTATTGAAGTTCGTGAAATTTTAAAAGAAATGGAATAATGAAAAACATTTTACTTTTACTGTTCATATCATATTTTATTATTAGTTGCAGTAGTAATACAAAAACGCCATTTGAAGAAGAAGCATATAAAATGCTTAAAACTGAAATTAGTGATACGTTTTCCAGCGTAGGAAACGATGTTGATATATTAAATACCAGTACAGAGTATTATACAGATTCATTATGTGTAATAAAACTATCTGTCAAAGGGAAAAATGAACTTGGAGGAAAAACTTCAAATGTGTTTGAATATATATATTTAAAAGAAGATGATAGTTCGACTATGGGATTTCTTAGAGAAATACAAAAAAATGATTCTTCATTGATGAAAGTAGCTGATATTGAAAGTGAAGACTCCAAATGGAATAATAAATCATTTGATGAAAAGTTATACCATCTATGTAGAGTTTATGCTGCTACCAAGGCTTACGCTAAACAGCTTAAAAAAAAATACAAACTAAATTAGGTGAACATAGTTAGTAATAAAATCATGAATGAGTAGGGCTGGCTCCAAAGTCAGCCCAATTTATTTGTTATGTATTGAAAAGAATCGCAAATTACCTCTTGATTGTATAAGAACGGAATTACGTTCTTTTAGTTTTTCCTCTGTAATTAAGTTTTTTACGAATTGTTTAGTAGAATCGTTTCTGTATAGCGCACCATCTGTTTCTGCTGCCCACTATGTTTATTCCATTAACTTTACCGAAAAATGACGATTTAAAATTTGCTTATTACAGTATATTGTCAAAAACTCGATTCTTCTGAATTTTCAGAGAAATAAATAGTGAACGCTATGCTACTGGTATTAATTCACCCTTAATCAGCTTTATGGCTTTCTTTACGTCCCAACCGCTTTCGCATAATGCGATGATAAAACGTACACCTTTCGTAGTCCATACAGTATAAACATTTGTTCCTATCGAGCCATCCGAACGTGTGTACGTCTGTGTACGTGTAGAGTGTAGTCCCCAAGTAGAATAAGGAGTATGCAATAACCATTGTCCGCTTTGTCGGTAGATGACTCCGATTTCTTTCAGCTTCTTATGCAGCTTTTCGGCATCCATTCCTATCTGCTTGGCGACTTGTGTGCTCGTCTGGGTGTTTACACTCTGCAAGTGGTTATCATAATAGCTGACCTTCGGAGCGGCTTGAAGCAACTGCTCTTCTTGCAATGCGTTCTGTTGTTCAAGACGTTGCTTCTCTTCTCGCTCGTTCTTTAATTGTGTTGCAAGACTGATAACAAGGTCGGGATTGTTTATCATTTGCTCCAAAGTTGGCTGCATGGCGGTCATGCCATATTGAAGTAACTCTTTGATACGCTTATTACACCATATAGCAAATGATGGAGATAACCAACGGGCAAATTCCAATGCTACATCTTCGTGAAGCCATGTGCCTTGTTCGCTATTACCACCTTTAACTACTTGAATTAGTGCCGATATGGGAATATGCATATCGGCTGAAAGTGCTTCTGTGAACTCGGTAGTAGCTTTCAATCTAAGCCAATCCCCTACTAATTTACCAAACGGCTTTGCCATTTCTGTTGCATTTACCATTACATTATCATCTTTATAAAAAGTGATAGGGCTTCCATTATATTGAAAAATTTGATTTGTTTTCATATTATAAATTTAGATTTTACTTAACAAAGATTTCTCCCTTTTACGGGAAAGCTCACGCTTGTTTTCTTCAAGTTCTTCCCAACGATTAATAATTTTGGCTCGTAAGTTTGCATCATAACCACTTGCGAGAAGAAGGCAATCCTTTTTGGTGAGAATGTAACAAGACACTTCTTTGCTTCCACCGTTTGGCATAGGTTGAGGTCTTGATGATAATTCAAAACTGAATTGTCGTCTATCTTCCAGTTGTTCAAGGATATTGCGAATATCTCGCATTACATTTGAATGAGTTTTGCCCGTAATTTCTGCAATCTGCAAGGAGGTCATTGTTCTTTTTTTACCTTTTCCCTCATCAATAGGTATTAACTGATTAAAATTTTCCATATCTTTGCACTATAAAGTTAATGTTTTCCCCATCAGCGGCTCGGACATCTCCGCTTTTGGGGAATTATTTTGTCCGATCTTGTAGTAGGTAGGGAATCGAACCCCAATACGCCATTACTCGTACCTACTGAACCCTCCTTAATATAATAGTCACGCTTGACATAATAGTAAAGAGAAAGGGCAAATCCCGATGAAGCCTAATGTGGTTGTCTGCCTCAAAGAGAATGCCCTATAATATTTTACTCCAGTTCATGACAACCACGTAATGAACCTAATAGCATTG